GGGCTGGTATTGATGATTTCAGATTTCACGACTTGAGACACACCTGGGCAAGTTGGCTGGTTCAAGCCGGAGTCCCGTTATCAGTGTTACAGGAAATGGGAGGCTGGGAGTCTATCGAAATGGTTCGTCGATATGCTCACCTCGCACCTAATCACCTTACCGAACACGCACGGCAAATAGACTTGATTCTGAACCCATCGGTCCCAAATTTGTCCCAGTCAAGAAATAAGGAAGGTACTAATGATGTGTAACTTATTGATTTAAATGGTGCCGATAATAGGAGTCGAACCTACGACCTTCGCATTACGAATTATAAGAATCCGCTTGTAATTCAAAGGATTATCCCATCAACACTGCGCTCACACGTCCCACCACATCAAAACATGTAAAGCCTTGCAAGCCATTGTGAGGCCTTATGTGTCTCAGTTTTGTCTCATCAGACATAGCAAGTATCGATCAATTGAGACTTGGATGATAGACTTCATGCCTTTCAGAGCTCATTGATTAAATAAATGTTAAAGTTATTTGTAAAGTACACATCTATAGGTGTGCTGAACACACTTATACACTGGGTGGTTTTTGGTGTATGTATCTATGCCGCACATACCAGTCAGGCTCTGGCAAACTTCACAGGTTTCGTAGTGGCTGTGAGCTTTAGCTTCTTCGCGAATGCAAGATTCACATTCAAAGCATCGACTACAGCGATGCGCTACATGTTATACGTGGGATTTATGGGAATATTGAGTGTGATTGTTGGTTGGGCAGCTGATAAATGCTCACTTCCTCCAATAGTCACTCTTATCACCTTCTCCGCCATCAGTCTGGTGTGCGGTTTCGTCTATTCAAAGTTCATTGTCTTTAGGGATGCGAAATGAAAATATCTCTTGTCGTTCCTGTCTTCAATGAAGAAGAAGCGATACCTGTTTTCTATAAAACGGTACGTGAATTCCAAGAGTTGAAGCCATATGAAGTAGAAATTGTATTCATAAATGACGGAAGTAAAGATGCCACAGAGTCAATTATTAACGCGCTGGCTGTTTCAGACCCGCTAGTTGTTCCGCTGTCATTTACACGCAACTTTGGTAAAGAACCAGCCTTATTTGCAGGGTTAGACCATGCAAGCGGCGATGCTGTAATTCCTATTGATGTCGACCTGCAAGACCCAATTGAGGTTATCCCTCATCTTATTGAAAAGTGGCAGGCAGGTGCTGACATGGTGCTTGCTAAACGTTCAGACCGCTCAACTGATGGACGACTGAAACGTAAGACAGCTGAGTGGTTCTATAAATTACACAACAAAATAAGCACCCCAAAGATCGAGGAAAATGTCGGAGATTTTCGACTCATGTCTCGTGAGGTTGTGGAGAACATTAAACTGTTGCCTGAGCGCAATCTTTTCATGAAAGGCATACTGAGCTGGGTGGGTGGTCAGACGGATGTCGTTGAATATGTACGCGCAGAGCGTGTTGCTGGCATCTCAAAATTTAATGGCTGGAAATTATGGAATCTGGCACTGGAAGGTATCACAAGTTTTTCAACCTTTCCTCTTCGCGTATGGACTTATATAGGCTTGTTTGTTGCAAGCATTTCATTTTTATATGGTGCATGGATGATTATAGACACCCTTGTCTTTGGTAACCCAGTACGCGGGTATCCCTCCCTGCTTGTATCAATACTTTTCTTGGGTGGAGTGCAACTGATCGGGATTGGTGTTCTCGGTGAATATATAGGTAGAATTTACTTAGAAACAAAATCAAGACCTAAGTATATTTTGAAGAAAGGTAGAAAATAACCATGAGCATATGTATTAAACAATCAGCATTAAAAATATTATTGGCTTTATCAGCACTCCTAATAACTTGGTTGACTACCAGATACTTTCCAGTTGAACCGGATGTTGCTAACAGCCCAATTGTATGGAGGCATATTTTAGAGAATGGTATATCATCAATCCACGACTGGAAACCAACCGTGGATAATTGGTATTTCACCGTTTACCCAATTAACTTTTTATTTTATATGCTGTTAGGTGATGATGGCTTAGTAGCATTAAGATTATCAACTGCAGTTTTCTCTATTGCTATAGTAATAGCAGCGATGTTAACGCTACGTAAGGCATTCGGGTTTACCCCTGCTTTATTTTCTATTATACTTCTATCTCTAATACCATATTTTTCATACACTTATGGTTTTGTATCACATCCTTTTTCTCATAATTCAACAAACGCTTTCGGCTTTTTATGCTTGCTTATATCTGTTTTCAACATACAGTATAAAAATATATTTATCACTCTCCTCTTAAGTTTGACAGCATTATTTTCCAGCGTATCCGATCCGTGGTTTACAGCTGCATTTTTTATTCCACTATTAATATCTTACTTTTTATTCTCTGTATGGGATAAAAAATTATTTAAGCATACTGCATTAATACTATTTGCATGTTTAATCTCTCTTTCCAATGTATTGCAAAATCTACTTAACATACCTCCCCACCAATTTGAAATTGTATCACTCAATGATATGATTTTAAATGCAAAATGGTGCATTCTGTTAATAGGAAAAAGTCTTAATTTATTAGTTGTCGACAATAACGCAACATCTTACGCCTCATTTGTCATTTGGTTCATTGCCATTATTACATCTGCGTGGTTTGTTTTATCGGACAATAAAAAAAACACATACCGTATTTATATTGTGTTATTTTCATTATTATCTATCGCAGGTATTGTCTCATCATTCATACTGAGCTATAAATCCCCTGATTATATTAGCATGCGTTTCTTTATGAATGTTACCTGTTTCGCACTGATATTGTGCTGTATCGGTACATCAACAAAAGCAAAGATATTATTTTATCTAATCGCATTTTTATTTTCGATCAGTTCAATTAAATCTTACACAAATAATGCTTCACCATTACACGATCAGGAGAAGATTGTTAAATCATACATTGATTTTTTAAAAAAAAATAATCTCCATTATGGGTACGGCTCTTTTTGGGATTTGTCAATGACTGTAAATTGGTTATCTGGTGGGGACATACAGATAACTCCTGTTTTCTTTAATGCTGATTCGGGGAAAATTAACTTTACTGGCGTGAGACAACAGACACTGGCTTCTTGGCATAGCAAGGAGGCGTTCAATTCTGCTCCTGAGCGACAGTTTATAGCAGTTTCCATAGCTAACGAACCTGAACGATGTAAAGAAATGACATCCTGCCTTGCAGGTATTCAAGAACAATTAGGTAAGCCTGACGAAGTTTTGAACTTTGAAGGAAGAGTAATATTAGTATTTAACAAAAAACTTAACCTATAGTAAATTGCCCCCTACCATATAAACCACACTAACGAATGAATAACCCGTCTTTTTCGACGGGTTATATCCCTATCAGGAATAAAAATGGAGTGGTTGCCGTATACAACAAACCCTCATTTAGAGCTATATTCTAGAGTATATGAGATACTATAAAGTTGAAGGAGCTATCATTAGAAAAACCATATGCTGTTATAATTAGATGTCTCGCTTTTCATCCAATAACGAATTTTCTCTTATAGATTGCTCTCTGGTTTTTTCGGCCACTCTGTATTTTTTATCTCAACACGCATCAATAGTGCGCGATATTTTTTCCATGCCAGTAACAGTTTCGTTTCATCATCTGTTGCCATATCTAAATCAACCGCATCCTGAAGCGGCGCTATTACATTCGTTGCCTCTGCTATCAGTGCAGATTTCTTTTCATTATTTATTAAGGCTAATTGTTCTGGTGTTGGAGAAGGACGGTCAACAATGACAGGGTGACCATTCTCACCACAGGTAATCATTTTTGTTACACTCTGCGAATTAATCAGTGTTTTCCACTCTGATTCCGAGATTTCCACTGCATCATCAGGAATATTGGTGCCGTGAAATTCAGTCGAATAAAATCCGTTTGTCGATGCAGAATAAAAATATGACATTTCGTTAATATCCCATTGCAATGTAATACGCATCAGCAGATGAACCATATCCTGAACCGGGCGACACTGTAATATCAAATCCAGTGTTATGGACATTTGTCGCCGATACAGTCGGCTGCCCTGACGCGCCAGTAACGTTCAATGTAACTGTGACAGCAAGGACTCTTGAGAATGTCATCGGGAACCTCATCCCGTATGTTGAAGATACATTAGGGGAGCCATTCAACTGACCGCACTGTAAAATTAATCCAGACGGAAATTTTTGCGCAGCAGCCGTTGCGGTATTACTTGACGCGAACAGGCTCATATCAGGTATCTGATTCGCCCCTGTACCTACATTCCTTTTAGCTGCTTCTCCCAAACCAAGGTTTTCGAGAGCCGTTTTCACCGTGCCATCCGATTTGATATCGCCAAACGGATTCTTGCGGCTTAACAGCAGCGCGCGAAGTGCGGTAAGCAACTGATCGTGCCGCCCCTTCTCCAGGCTGGCACCGGATGCCTCCACCACGCTGCAAAGCTCCTCCTGCAACATGTCAAAGTAGTCATCATCCAGATCGGTGGCAGGCGTGCCAGTCTGGGGGTTACCACGGGTAAAACCGTTCTTACCCGCGCCGAACTTATCCTTCTGCGCGGTTTTCGTGTCTATACGATGCATGGATTACTCCGGATATTTAAAAATCACATAGGTATGCGACGGGCAGAGTTTGTTAAGCACACACTCGACAACGGTGTCCCCCCAGAAGCGCAGCGCGGAATCACAGGGATCGCCACATGTCATCCAGGTGGTGTTGGTGGCGACTGGCATGTTGACCTGCCAGTAATACCGCCATTCCGGTGCATTCACCGCGTCAGTACAGGCAGATGAGCAGGTGAACGTGCTTTTGTCGTATCGCGTGATGGTAGCGTCTGGTCTGCCCAGGGCAGCAAGCTGTGCAAGGTAAAAATCCTCATTGATGCCGCCCGCCAGGTTAACCTTCGCATCCAGTCGTTGCTGACGCTGGCGAAGGGTCTGTGTCCCTGCGGGAATACATTCATCCGGCAGACCGCACAGACGCTCCCAGCGGTTTATCAGTTCAGTGGTGGTGCGCGGATCCAGCTCCCGCATCAGGGCATCCGCACGCTGATGAACGCGGGTTAATGACGGTGCCGCACCGGCAATCGCCGGATCTCTGGCTGACCACGCCGGACCGGGTGGCAACAGTGCCGACAACAGACGGATGTAATCATCGTTTGTCACGTCCATGAAATCGTCCCCAGTACCGCCAGTTCATTTTTTGCAATGGAGATATTGTCCGCCGGTGCAAGCAACTGATGGCTGTATTCCCCGTTCGCACCGGAAATCGCTTCACTGATACGTGACACCTTCAGTTCTCCCTGCGGATAACCATCACGCAGCAGGAACGAACGCAACTCCGCGGTAATGGCAGCCCGTATTTCTGGTGTGTCCGGCGTCACGCGGATATGAAAATCCACCGTATGTGCCACCGGCCTGAATACATACAAATCAGAGCCTGCCACCGGGGCCAGTGGCCCGATATGTTGTCTTGCTGCCGTTTCCGTTGATTCTTCCGGAATGGGATTAATCAGGTCACTGCTGGCAATCATCACACCGACAGTTCCCGTTCCCATCCAGTGGCGGTATGTCCATGCACGGGTAATGCCTGGCACTTCTTTAGCCCAGACGACATAGTCCCCGTCAGCCCCGCCCTGAGGCGTCCAGTAATACCGCTCAATGACGCGGGCGCGCCACGTTTCCAGCTCTTCAGTATCAAATCCGCCTGTCAGGGTGTCAGCCACACCGGAAGACGGCAGACCATTCACCGGCGTGACCAGGATTAATGCCGTACCGTCGTCAGCGTTACCGACCGCGCCTGTAGTTGAGCAAGTGATCGGCACACGCAGGACACCACCGGAGCTGGTTGCATCGGCAGTTGCCGTGTACTGAACCAGGTCATCGCGCTGAATCACGCTCCCGGCAGTCACCTTCAGGCCATCGCTGACACCTTCCCAGCGCATATACCCGCTGGCAGCCGTGGCCCCCTTGCGCGGACACCGTTTCATCGCAGCATGTCGCGCCAGCCAGGACTCATCGCACAGGTCAGGCAGCATATTCATTGCCAGATAATCGATGTACCCGTAAACCGTATGCAGCGCCGCCGCATACACCTTTGCCCGCACGTCTTCATCCATGCGCCGGAGCGTGTCGCTGACGTCCAGCCTGGCGAATAAATCGTTACGGAGCATACTGATATTTTCTGCCAGCGTCGGGCGCTGAAATTCACTGTCCGCCATGCGTTATCGCACTCCACAGATCATCAAAAGAAATCATTACCGGTCCGTCACGACGCCAGAGAGTGATACTGTTACCCAGTTCATTAATCCCGGTGCGGCGGATATCCAGATCAATACGGGACACCACGCCGTCATCAATCATCCATTGCAGGCATTCGCGGATATACCCCCTTACCGTCTGCACCAGCTGATTGGTCAGTTTGCTGCGCTGAAGCAGCCACAGTCGGGAGCCGTAACGGTCATTCTGTACCGCAGGCCAGGTATCCCCCCACCATCCCATCGGGACGTCGGCGTTGTCATCAGGCTCCGCCCGCCGCCAGGTAAACAGGGAAATCACCACGGCGCGGGTCAGCGGATCCAGCGGTGCGCTGGCGCAGGTGCGTTTACCGTTCACCGTCAGCCACAGTTCCATCATGCCTCCATCGCTTTATCAGGTTTGTCGGTGTTACTGCCCTGACCGTTCTCTCTGTGACGATGCCCGTTATAGGCAAGCCGCATCGCTGACATGGTGGTGCCGCCGGAGTCGCACAGGTCTTTCACCTGTCCTGTCACTTCCAGGTCCATTTCAAAACGTGCTTCAGGTGCATTGCGAAACGTGATCGTTTTACCTGCACCGTCCACCACGATCCCCTCCCGGGTCAGCGTCACGGACTGCCCCTGATCGTCATAGACAGCCACCTCACCCGTCTGCAGCCCTTTCAGGCGGTAGCGCCGGTCCGACACCGTAACAACCACCGCATGAGAACGGTCGCCATCCGGAAACAACACCACCGCTTCCGCACCGCTGTTTGCCCTTGCGGTAAAACCGTAGGGTTCAAGATGTTCAACCCCAGCTTTGGGTTCACCGGCAATCAGAGACACATCCACGGTCTGACATTTCGTGGCGGCACTGATGCTTTTCACCACGGCCCGCCCAATCAGGCCGAGGAGTTGTCGCTGCATGGCTTCAATCGTCCTCATCAGAACGGGTCCTCCTGTACTCTGGCTTTTTTCTTTTTTCGCGCGCCGGGGGCTTCGGGTTCAGGCAGATAAGCATCAGGTGGGCCGACACGGATTTCCGTCAGGGTGCCGTTCTGGTCCTGAGTAAACGTGACTTCCGAAACAAGCAGTTCGGTATTGTCGAAACCACAGACCGGATCAAAGACAATCACCCGCTGGTTGGGCTGCCACAGCGTACCGTTACCCTGTCGCCAGCCCTGCACCACGTAGGTGGTTTCATCCGTCCGCGCCGCCCGTTGTCTGGCTTCAAAGTCCGCACGGGCAATACAGCCTGCCCCCGTAGCCTGCCCTGTCTGCCTGATATACATCGGACGGTAACGGGCAATAAATGCGTCCTCTGTGCGGGCCCGCAGCGCGGTGGTGGTGGCCTCACCGAAATCATCGTCGTTTCCGGCACGCTGCCCCGCCACCTGGTAAACAGAAAACCGCTCCCGGATACTCTTCTCCGTATCACAGGAAAGGATGTTTTCCCCGAGTACCAGCGCAGTATGTGCCCGCGTTGAGCCAATACCGCCAATCACCAGCCTGCCGTGCGGGTCGTCGTAAGCCAGTGCCTGCTGCTGACCGAGTATTTTGTTGATTACCTCAATCACCGTTTCACCGTGATCAGGCTGAACATCAGGAATAACACCCGACGGCGCACCGCTGTTCACCACCTCAATGCCGAAAGGCGCAGCAAGCGCCTGCGCAATCTGCACCAGCGAGCGTCCGTTAAACTGTGTCGGTTCGGCTGCACAGTCAATCAGGTCAGCCGTCAGACTACGTCCGGCAATACCGGTGCTGACCGAACGGGCATCGTAACGAACGGGCGTCGCCTCCACCCAGCCGGTGATCACCAGCTCATCACCAATCAGCACCTCCACTTTTGAACCGTTTTTAATGCGCGACTGAAGCGTGGTAATACCCTCATCTCCCGGCCACTGGCGGGTGATCTCCACACTGAAATCCCGCGCCAGTCGTTCAACACCGGCACCGATGCGCACCGATGTCCAGCCATTCCACTCCCGGCCATTTACCCGTAGCGTGACATTGTCGTTCATTGCACTGGCACCTTCAGAGGGATCACCGGCACAAAGCCGGGATGCGTAATGGCATTACGCCGGATAATGTCCGCGTCACGCGCCGCGTTATCAAACAAGGTCGCCGCCAGCACCAGCGCGGGTAAAACCTCATCCGGCGTGCGCTGAATGATCCGTGCAGACTGTTCAAGGCGCGTGTTGATATCCGCATTCAGATCTGCTTTCACCCGGCGCAGCGCCAGAAACAACGCATCACTGGTTGTACGGGACAACTCCTTATCAATTGCCGTATTCAGTGTGTCGCGAATGTCGGTCAGTTCTTCCCACGTTGGCAGGTCAACCGTGTTTTTCACCGCCGGTGCATTGTTCAGTGCCGGATGCGTGACAGAAGGCCAGCCGGTGCTCTGCGCGGGTGTTGTTGACTGCCCCATTGTGGCATTCTGCATCACCGCGGAAGTTGTGGGCGCAGGCAATCGTGTGACGGCATACGCCGCTTCGCTGATTGCGGTCGTACGAAGGGTGCTGGCAACCACGTTACGCTGCTGCGTCGCCGTGGCGTTGGTTTTACTGTCCGTTTTCCAGACGCCGCGCGGTTGCAGATCGCTGCCGAGGCTGACACCGGAAAGCGTTTTGATCATGGTGACCAGGTCGCTGGCGTTACCATAAAGGCGTTTCCCGGTACGCCACATTTTCTGCACCTGCTCAACGAAATTTTTGCCTGACGATGGCGGTGGCAGAAGTACCGAGATATCCCCCTGCAACAGCCTGGCGGCATCCGATACGGCAGAATCCACCACTTTCATCGCATCAGAAACATACCCAAGCATTGTGCTGGCATTACCGACGACGTCGTTCTGCACAAAATCTGCCACGCCATCGATACTGAAACCACTGAAGCTGTCACTGATGCAGTCATCCAGTGCAGAACAGGATGACATCAGCGTCTGCGCCGTCGCCGCACCTGAAGTGGGGTAAGAGAGTTCTCCCGCTTCGACAAACTTCAGGTCAAAGCGGACAATACGCCCTTCACTCTTCGATGTGCTGACCCGAACTTCCCCGTCAACACAGACTTTCAGCTCACCGTAAGTCGGATGGACAAGCGTGCCGGGACCGGGTTTATTCAGCGCGTCAATCAGGCGATCGCGCTGGTCAAAGCAGTCATCTCCCACCACATAAGCTGTGATGGACGGGCGGAAAGTGATTTTCCCCAGGTCTTCGGTATAGGGTTTGTCGCGGTTCGGGTATTCGTGCGTTTCCACACGACGACCGGTTCCCGCACTTTCTTCTTCAACCTTAAACGGCACACCGCGAAATGACGCGTCCTGAAGTCTGTCTTTCCACGTCATATAAACTCCGTACATAAAAAATCCCACCGGAGTGGGACTCATTAACAGATTAATTTTTCATTACCTGCCAAAGCGCGTATAGCCAACATCATGGCTGACATCAAAACCGCTGGATCGCGTTTCCATAACCCGCATACCCGGGGGCGAATTCATAAAAGAGACCTTGATCTCACCATCAACTTTTGGCGCAGAAGCTTTGTTAATCATGAAGGGATTCGGGCCTGTGGCACCGGAGGCGTTGTTTGACTGAGCCGGATCTACCGCCGGATAAGGTGTGTATCCCCGCGCCGGTATTCCCGTCCCATAAGCATCATAAGCACCCGCGCCCCACTGCGCAGAGTTAATGGCATCGACCGTGTCACCGGAACTGTCGGTAAACCACTCAATAATTGGCTTCAGCTTGTCCCACATATCCTGAAACCACTTAACAACCGGCCCCCAGTTATTGATCACCATCCCCAGCGGCGACCAGGCAAAAACTTTCTTAAGGAGTTCCCAGCCAGCCTCAAAATAAGGACCAATGGTTTCCCAGAGTTTCTTAAAATAAGGTCCGACAACATCCCAGTTAGTGATAATTAATCCCGCAGCCAGGGCTATCGCCGTCGCAATCATGCCAATCGGCGTCATCGACATGATCCTGCTGACAATACTGATGGCACCGCCAACGCCCATCAATCCCAGTTTCAGAATCGCAAGACCAGCAGCAAGCCCGACGACGCCGCGAATAACCCGGGGATTTTCATCCGCAAACTTCGTGAATTTCTCCCCCAACTCCCCCAGCCATTGCGTGATATTTTTAGCGTCACCAGAAAATGCGCCGCCAATAGCTGCAAGACCGTTAGTTGCGGTCCCCGTCATTGCCTCCCACAGGTTGGACAGCGTACCAAGCTGTGCCTGAACACGTTTATTCAGGCTGGCCTGTTTATTCATCTTCTGCTGGATCTGATCGTAACCATCCTTTCCTTTATCGATCAGAGCATTGACCACCTGAAGGGTTTCGGCATCATCACCAAATATTGCCTTAAGTACACCTGTTCGCTTAACGTCGGTCAGTTTTCGCAGCTTTGCCAGTTGCCTGAACATGTTATCAAGACCGCCAAAACTCCCTTTGCCGTCAGTAAAATCGAGCTGCACTCCGAGTTTCTGGCGGGCCATGACTTTATTGACGTCCCTGATTTTCTTAACGCTTAATCCGGACTGGATAACTTTTCGCAGGGCGTTACCTGCCGACTCCCCGTTCATCCCCATCTGATCCATCATGACGCTGATGGGGGCAAGGCTCTGTGCAGCCTGAAGACCGTCCTTGTTCACCATCTTCAGAACAGAGCTGGTTTTAGTGAAGAAGGACAACATGTTGGTATCGTCCACGCCCAGATAAAACGCCTTCTGGATAGTGTCGAACAGCCCCATCATGTCTTCTGACGCCGTTCCGGTAGCATCCTGCATCTTTGCAGCAAACTCAGCAGCCGCTTCCGGTGTTTTTTTCAGTTGTACCGCAAGATAAGCTGTCGCTTTACCCACACCACTCAGAATGTTTTCTGCCGGGATCCCCTGACGCACCAGCATCTGCATCATGTTCTGGAAATCAGCCGTTGTACCGGGTAGCTGGTTACCCAGGCCAATAGCCAGTTTATTGATGTCCTGAAAGCGCTTTCCAATCTCGCCGTTCGCATCCATCATAGCGACTTTCAGCCCGGTGGCGGCGTTTTCCTGATCGGCATAAGATTTCAGGGAAAGCGTCAGACCCGCTGCCAGTCCGCCACCAAGCGCCAGCCCACCCTGTGACGCTTCTTCCGCCTGGCGTTTAAATCCCCGGATTTTCTTTTGCATTTTCGACAGCGCGGGAGAAAGCCTGTCGACACCGGTGATCAACGCCTTAAGCTCAAATTCAGCCATGTGTGCGTTTCTCCTGCTCTATCCTGTTTGCCTGACTGACCAGTAAGGGAATTTCACTGATCGGCATATTCAGCAATTCGAAAGGATTAATGCGCCAGTAACTGGCGCAGTCAAAGAAGCGATCAGTGAGGTATTCAGCCGTCAGGCCTGGAGGAAAAAACCAGCCACAAGCCACGCCGCTGCATTCAGGTCTGCCGGAGACATCTGGTCGACAGAGCTTTGCGGCACTTTCGCCAGCCGCACAATGTATTTCGATACCACATGCGCCAGAAGTCTGACGGACTCATCCTGATTCATCTGGTAGGGATACCCCAGCTCGCGGACATCTTTCCCGGTGGGCTCATCAAACTCCAGTACGGAGAGTGTCTCGCCATGAGCGGTAATCGGTTTCTTTAACTCAAGCTCTTTCATTACTGGTAATCCCCTTCTTCACCGTGGAACTCAAGATCAACCGTGCCTTCTTCGGCATTATGGTTCGCTTCTCCGTGCAGCCAGGCGGACGACAATACATAGACCTGACCGTTCGCCAGCTCGGCAGTGATGGTCATCTCATCAGACGAGGTGATTTTGCTCACCGGAAAATTCTTCGGCACCTTGAAGGTCCCTTTGACATAAGGCGCACGGTGAGTTTCCTTGCGGTCCACTGAACCGTCCAGGCCGATGATGTCATCATTGACCGTCCTGTTCATGGGCACCTCAATGCCGCCGGTCAGCGATAGCTGCTGACCGTCAATTTTGAAATAACAGGTTCCCCCGATACGGGCCATTATGCGGACTCCTCTGAATACTGAAGACGGAACTGGTTAACCACGGCAAAGACACGCAACTGGTTAACATAGTCAGGCGGGAACAGCGTGTTCAGGCGGTTCGGATCGCTGGCATCACGCTCCACAACCAGGTACTGCTTAAAAAGTTCGTAGTTTTCCACGATCCCCGCACGCTCAAGCTGACGGTAGGTTGCCAGCAGTTCCCCTTTGATCACCGCCGGGGTGACAATCGCCTGACCGGGACCAAAGCGGGTACCGTCGCTGGCAAGCTTGTGACGCCCGTACTTACTGGTAATGACGGATTTCAGTTTGCGCAGTACATACGCGCTGGTATGCAGCGTCTCGCTGTCGAGGTAGCTGTTATCCGCAACACCGTAAGCGTTTTTCCTGTACGTGGTGACATCACGCTGAATGCGCAGCACCCCGCTTTCGACATACGCCGTTGCCACGCCATGAGACAGCAGGGTCTGTTGTTCGGTCATCGTGAACCGTTTCCCCTTCGGCGCAGGCAGCATACCCACCAGCTCACCGGTCTGCGTGGGACGTGCCGGATCGTTGCGAATAAACACCGCTGCGCGGGCGGTACGGCTTGCCGCCAGCTCGTCGGCAGGCGTCTGGGTCTCTTTTTCGTATCCCGCCAGGGTAATGTGCTGCTGGTTAAACTGGTCACCTGCGGTCACCAGTTCTGACAGCGTGCCGATCTTTGCCGTGTACACATGACCATACAGCTGACGCGCATAGCTCCAGCGACCGCTGGTATCGTTCATCTCGGTCACCAGCGTGTTAACGGAGGCCGTGTCGTTGAACGGCAGGCCGATATAATCAAACGGCTCATCCGCCATTGCAGCCACCGCGCCGGTGAGAACAGGAGCGCCCGTTCCGGCGGTACCCGTCGCCACGGCAATCTGTACGCCCGCTGGCAGCACTTCGCCCCCACCAAAGCCGTAGTAATTGAGGCTGACAGGAATTTCATTCCCGCAAAGCCCCTTATGACGCGCGGTCAGTGTGACCACGCCTGCCGAAGATGAAGCCGTAAACGGCAGGGTCGGAACGGCATTGATGGCATCCTGGATACTGCTGGCAATCGTCGCGACGTTATCGCCGTTGGTCACCGGTGCCTGCACGCGGGTACGTCCCACATAAACATTCACCGTGCCGGTTTCGGTTGCCGCGCCGGTCACCGTCAGCGTAACTGTTGCCGCCGCGCCCGTGGATTCAGGAACGGCAATCACATACAGTTCACCAAACGGGTCGGTCTGGCGATAAGCCTCGACCATACGCGCCAGCTGACTTCCCGCACCACAAATCTGGCGTGCATAGTCTGCCGATGGCATCAGCACCAGACTGTTGGCAACAATCTCTGCACCGTTATTGGCATGACCAATCAGCAGCGATGCTCCGCTGTCCTGTGCAGTATTCGCCGCCTGGTTATCCATTTCCGCATAAAACAACGGAACCAGCGTATTCGACGGAATGGTGTTAAAGCTTATCGTCATCGGTATTCACCTTTTTATTCACGCGCCGGATATCACCCGCTGCTTCACGGCGCAGCCAGTAGTTGTTCTCATCAACATTTCGCCCCTCGGCGGGCAAAAGGTCGCCGCGGGCAGGGTCAGGAACTGACCGCCCTTTAACAGGTTTGACAAACATGAGGATCCTCAGGAAGGAAGGGTTATTTCGGTGTGATGTTCGATATCGCCGTCAGGCCCGTTACCGGGCTCGAGATAATCAACATCAATCGCCAGCGTTTGCAGTTCATCCAGACTGTTCAGATCATCCTGCTGGCGGGTATCGTCTTCAGTCAGCTCGCTGATGACCGAAAAATCGAACTGATAAATCAGCTCATGACGATTCAGATCCAGCAGCGTGCCGCCGTCATAGGTAATCGGGTTACCGCACGCCTCCGGGTTCCAGCCCAGCAGAGCCTTAAAGAGCATCTGCCGGACATCGTCCACCACATCATACGAGGCAAACTGACCGCGCTCATCACGCCCGTTACTCAGTATGACAACCACGGAGAAGCCCTCTTTCAGCTCCTGCCAGTAGTCGGTCTGGCTTTTGTTTTCTCCCGGAGAGTCATCACCCGGTACCACATACGCCGCCGGGAGTCTCAGCTTTCCGACCTCCGGCAGATTTTTGAACTGGGCCGCGCCTGCCACCCGGTTTTCAAAATACGGACAGCGGGCACGCAGTGCAGCAATAACAGGCGTCAGTTTCATCTGTGTCGTCGCTCCGGCTTCAGTGATTTACGCAATTCCCGCGCCAGAAAATAGCGTGTCCAGCTGCGGTTCTTTTCAAGCGTTTCCACCATGAAGTTATTACGTGGAGCCAGTCGCCAGCCGCTGCCACCGGATGCACCACGATGATGGCTGCGACGACGCTTTGCCCCTCGCCTCACGCCATAGAACAAAAAAGCCGGATAAAAATCACCGGTGATACGGCGGTTTCCCTCTCCATTACGCTGGTTAGGGGCTATACGTGCCATAAAACCGGGGCGATGTTTACTGGCTCTGGGTACCATGTAACCAATCGAACGAGCCAGGCGTCCGGTCTGATAACCGGGGTTTTCACCCGGTGCCGACCGCGCACGGCGCATCACCAGCCGACGGGCATCACGCATATGACGCTGACCAATCGTGACAAACGCCCGCCGGACACGGGCGCGGTTAAAGCGCATCTCCGCGGGCTGCTGAAAATCAACGTGCAAAAAGGAAGTCGTCATTGTTGCCTCCGTGACTCTGCCTACATTCGCCCAGCTCCGTACACTCCAGCAGCAGAAAGCGCCGCGCCCCGTTCAGATCGCGCTGACGTTTCACCCGGTACACACTGTCACCGCAGACCACCTCATAATCAGCGGTGATCCCCCGGCGGTAACGAATGGTGATGTAATGGGTGATGGCGTCCCCGGTCTGCGCGGTTTCCTGCCAGGTGGTGGCACTGGTCTGGACAACCTTCGCCCATGTCCGGAACGCAACCGGATATTGAGGCTCCACGCCAAAGTTATCCGCGGGCATATCCACCCGCTGGCGGATCAGGACGCGTTTATTCAGTTCACCGGGGTCCGGCAGAATGTAGGTTGCGCTGGTCTGCGCCTGACGAATTTTCATTGCGGGAAATACCTGTACGGGCCGACAAGCCAGTTAAAGCTCATTGGCAACTCCATTTTCTCAACGTCTGTAACCGACGAGCGATTTTCGTAAAAATGGCTGATAAGCATCAGCATCCCCAGACGAATATCATCCGGCAGGTGCAGCCCGTCCGGATCGCTGTCCGGAATGGTTTCATCCGGAGCATAGAGCTTCCGGTTCAGATACGTTTCCGTCCGCTTTTGCGCCGCACAGGCCAGCAGTTGCAGATGGCGGTCATCAGCATCGAAATCCTCATCCAGCCGGAGTTGGGCTTTAATCTCTTCCATTGTCAGAAGCATACTCAGCCCTCTTTACTGGTCGTGGCTTTTTTCTCTTTTGTCGCTTTACTGCTTTTTGCACTGGTTCCGCGCTCTGCTAACCCGGCCTGAAGTGCAATCTCCTGCACCCGGGCAGGAAGCGTCCCGTCGTCATACTCACCGGCCCGAATGACATCAACACGCATACCGTCCGGTGACCATTTCAGATCTTGTTTCAGGATCATGATTCTTCACCCGTCAGAACAGGGGGCGCGGTTCCGCGCCCCTGAGTGATTACGCCGCTGCAATCTTCAGCAGTTTGATGGCCTGCGAATCGACCAGCATGCCGCCGGTGCGCTTGGTGGTATAAAAACCGACAAACGGTTTATTGGTGTACGGATCGCGAAGAATGCGGGTACCGATACGGTCAACGATGGTGTAACCCCGTTTGAAGTTACCAAATGCAATGGCTTTCGCATCCGCGGCAATATCCGGCATCTGCTCGTTTTCAGCGATACCGTAACCCGCCAGAGAGGATGGCTGCCCCAGTTCCAGCCCAGGACGCCACAGATAGTTACCCTCGGTGTCTTTCAGCAGACGGATGGCAAACAGGCTGTTGTTGTTCATCATGAACTTCGCGCCAGTGCGGTGTGCCTTACGCAGCGTGTAAATCAGTTTGATAATGGCGTCTGCGGTCACCGCGGTCGCTTCGCCGGATACAATATGCTGAAGTTTGCCGAACGCCCGGACCTTGTCGGTTTCATCAGTGGATTCATACGCCAGGAACCCTTTCGGCTTCTTGGTGCCATCGCCTGAGGTAAAGGCAATTTCTTCCTGTTCGGCAAATTCGGTTGCCAGCTCGCTGTTGATCCAGGCCTCCACGTTGAAGAAGGCATCGTCCAGCATTTTCTGGGTAGCCTGCGGGTTGCCGTAAATTTCCCCCATGAGAGGTTCAATCAGCTCCAGTCTGGAGGTGGCAGTCTGGGATCGCGTATCCGTTTCCCCCACCCATCCGGAAGCCGTACCGCCCAGATTCACCAGTTTTTTGTAGTCGGAACCGCCAACGGTGATCACCGTGGCTTCCTGACGCATCACCACTTCATCTTTCAGCAGGTTAAGAATGTTGCGATCCAGTTCTTCCGGCACGGCGTAGCCACCGTCTTCATCGGTACCCACCTGCAATGCCTTACGCTCCAGATCGCGCAGACCGTCTTCACGGCCTTTACGCAGGAAGCCCACAAACGCCTCTTTATGCTCGGTGGCCAGTTTATTTTGCGCACCACCTGCCGGACGTTTCAGCTCAAGCAGCTCTTTTTCAAGGTCGCTTTTGAGATTTTCCAGCTCGCTGAGTTTCCCGTTCAGGGTTTCCACCTGCCCGGCAAGCTTGCCTTTTTCCTGCTCAATCGCATCCACGCGCTTGTCGTTCTTTGCTTTGAAGTCGTCAAACTTCTGCTGCAGCTCCTGCGCGACCTGTTCGACATCTTTAATATCAACCGCCATCGTATTTCTCCTGATTAGAAGTTCAGATTTTTCAGTGCATTCAGTGCAGAGCCCACATCCTCAGCGTCGCGCAGGGACAGTGCGCCATAGCCCCCGGCCATGAATGCTTTGGCCTGGGTACGGGAGAGTCCGACATCACGCAGGACTCTTTCGATTTTTTTCTGTTCGGGGATTTCCCCGCGGGCCAGTGCGTTCTTGACGTCGCTGATCCGCGCCTCGTCGTTAGACGGGAACGTCACCAGGCTGACTTCCCAGAGGTCGATTTCTTTCAGCAGAAAGGCTTCTTTGCTCCGGTCGTATTCCCAGTCTTTCAGGACGTACCCAATAGAAAGGCCGGTTAACGAACCGGCCTTCATGTGTGCATGTGCGCGTTTTGCGAGGGGATCATCATCAATAAGCAACCGTCCCCTGACGTAAAGCCCGACATCGTCTTCCTTCATTTCGGTGTAAACACCGATGGGTTCATCCATGCGGTGCTGCCAGAGCAGCGCAGGTAACGCTTTTCTGTCACTCCACGCCCGCAGGGAAGCAGCAAATGCCCCGGACATCACCACATCATCGTGGCTGTCCTTTACACCAAAGACGGAGCCATACCCTTCAAACTCACCGGAGTCACTGACAGATTTCAGACTCAGCGGTACATCAAGACGTTGTTTCGTCTGCATTGGCGTTATCCTTCTGCTTACCGGCTTTACTGCCATCGGAGGGTTTCGTGGTCATGTTCATCGGTGTGAGATAGACATTCCCACCGGGACGCGGATTCATATCTTCCAGGTCGCGGCAGTCATTGGGAGAGTAAATTCCCCAGTTAATCCCGGTGGCGTAGGCTTCAAAACGGGACTTCATATCCCCGCGCAGTAACGCCCCGGCGTTAAATTTGGCGTAATAAACGCCCTGCTTACTTTTTCGTACCAGTCCGGTGTTGATCCGCTGTTCGATGCGGGTCAGATACGGCACCAGTGAATAGTTGATAAATCCGAGCCCCAGTTCTTCGATATTGTTGAAGGTGGCGCGATCGGTGTTCTGCACCATGTGCAATGGCACCCGGAACAGACGACAGATTTCTTCAAGCTGAAACTTGCGGGTTTCCAGGAACTGGCTGTCCTCTGCGTTCAACGCCATCGACTTCCAGTCCAGCCCCATCTCAAGGATCATCGGGCGGTGAGCATTGCCAAGCCCGGTGTGACGCTCCTCAAAATCTTTCTTCAGGCGCTCATAAGCCTGATCCGACAGCGTCTGCTCTGTACGCAACACACCCGACGTCACCGCGCCATTGCTGAACAGTCTGGCCCCGTGCTCTTCGGTCGCTGCCGCCAGCGATATTGCCTCGCGGGCATAGGCGATGGGATTCAGTCCCACCAGACCGTCCAGCGTCAGCGTGCGCACATGCCAGATATCTTCCTGGCTCAGTACATCCGTGGAGCCGTCCGGAAATGTGACCTGGTAAACCGGTTCCCAGCTACTGTTAAGCTTCGGTACCACACAACCGGGATCGACGGGCAGCAGTTCAGCCACTTCGCCAAATGCTTTCACTTTGTAGGCGTAAAAATTTCCCCGCAGGCACAGACAGGTGACCACCAGCTCCCAGAACTCCTGCGGCGTCATATAGCTATTGGGATGCGTGGAGATCAGTTTATGCAGACGTTCGCCGGTGGCTCTCTGCTTCAGGCTGCCGTTCAGGTGATACAGATTGCAGGGCAACATCCCGACCGACTCTGCCAGCACTCTGACGCAGGAAAAAACCGCCGTCAGTCGCATGGCCCGCTGACTGCTGATCTGCTTTCCGGTATAGGTGTCGTAGGACAACCCGATGGCATCCGCCAGCTCTGCTGGCGTGGTCACCGGTGCGTCACTTTTTCGTTGAAATAATCCCGAAAAGAACACTATTTACCTCCACCAACAGACAGCTGTGTACGATCGAGATATCGCGCTACCAGCCACGACCAGAACAGGCACAACGCCCCGGCAACAACAAAACCCGCCGGGGGATAAATCAGCCAGGCACCATATGCCAGCAAAAGCGCACCCAGCACGCCCACCAGAGGCGCGAGAATCAGCATGATCATAATTACCTCAGTTAAAGCGAGCGGATCCCGTAGGACTCAATGTGGTCAGACAGCGTGTCTTCTTTCTCGTACAGCATGGCTCTGCCAACCGCCATAATCAGCGCAACTGCACCGTCAATTTTGTTTTCCGCCTGCTCCTTGACAGGCTTCACCACATCATCGTTACCCGGCATGTTTTTGCCGACCACGTTGCCGATACACCAGGTCATGATGGGATTGCCGTCATGATGAAAACGTCCCGATTCAATCGCTGCTTCCAGCTCTTTCATCGGATCGGACATATTGGTGAAGTTCTGGACGATAGTGACGGGATTCAGGTCTTCATCAGCAAGGTCATGTGAGAGCCCGGTCGCCCCGAAGGGGTCGATGGGTGACTCGCTGACCGGGCTGATTTTGTTCGCCGCTTTGGCCTCTTCGAGGATGTAGCGATAATCCACCTCTGCACCATCGGTAACGGTCAGGACGCCCATTTCCACCCATTTCTGAAAGCGTTCGGCGGTCCGGCGATCTTCAGTTTTCTCGACGCTGTACACCGTGTCATACGGTACCCAGAAACGCGGGGCCACACTGTAGTAATGCGTTTTACCGTCAATCTCACGGGTATAAAGTCGCGCCATGCTGTTCATATCCAGCTTACGCGCCAGGTCAAAGGCCAGAATGCACGGCTGCCCCTCGAACTGCTCAAGGGTCAGTGATTTATCCTCGCAGCTCTGCCAGCTCACCAGGTTGAAATACGCCGAACGCGCCGACACCCAGATATTGAGGTGTTTTGTTTTAAAGACGTTTGCCAGACGGGCGTTATTTTTCGCACGCTGCTGCTGACTTAACAAAAATTCGCGATAAACCGACACGCCAATATTTGGATTGGCTTTTTCCAGCACCTGCGGGTCGGTCCAGTCATCGCCTTCGTCAACGGTATAGATGATCCCGAACAGTTCATCGTTGGGTACCGAACCGTTGAGCATCTCGATAACTTCCCGCCGCTTGTCGTAGCACGGCCCCTCAATGTTGTACCCGGCGGTGGTGATGGCCCACATCAGTGGCTGACGTCGCGCGCCCATCCCGGTAAGCATCGTGGTATAAAGCGCATCGGTGGCGTGCTCGTGATATTCATCCACCACGGCACAGTGGGGTGATGAACCATCACCGGGGTTACCGATCAGCGGTTCAAACCGCGCGCCATCCTCCGGACGGTTCATGTTTGAGGCGTTAACCTCAATCCCGAACGCTTCCGTCAGCATGGGTGTGCGTTTACACATCAGTCGCGCCGGGCGAAAGACTTCCCACGCCTGTTTCTCTGTCGTGGCACCGGAATACACTTCCGCGCCAAACTCGTTATCACAGGCAAAACAATACAGGGCAACACCGGCAGAGATTGCCGATTTGCCGTTCTTACGGGGGATTTCGGTATACACCTCCCTGAAGCGGCGCAGCCGGGAGCCTTTATTGACCCAGCCAAACGCACAGCAGATCACAAAGAGCTGCCACGGTTCCAGTGTGATGGGCATCCTCTTGAATGCCCACTCCCCCTTGGTGTGTGGCAACAGCTGAATAAATTTCGCGGCCCGTTCAGCCAGGTCCTTGTCGAAGCGGTAACGAAACGACTTACTTTTTTCCGCCATCAGGTCATCAAGATGGCGCTGGCAGGCCTGAATCACAAACTGGCAGGCCACAATCTTTCCGCGCACGACATCACGGGCATACTGATTGGCAGCATTTACGTTGGGGTAAGATTTCCGGCTCATGATTCGATGATTTTCAGAAACGGGTTAGTGGCTTTCTTCTGCCCCGCCAGGCCAATCAGACGCTGGCGGCTGCTGGGGTCGAGTCCGAGCATTGCCCCCGTGCTGCTCATCTCGGACTCCTGTTCTTTCTTGGCGGTCAGCTCCGGATTTTTAACCATGCCACCCATTGCACCGGTGATGGTGTTGCCCTGTCTGGCAATATTTTTCACGGCACGTCGCCAGAACTCATAGGCCACGCACCACCGCTCAAGTACCGCAAGGTCAGTCACGCACAGCAGGCCCTGACCGCAGAGTTCTTTGGTTGTCAGTTGCCACATGATCGTGGCGAGAGGGAGATCTTCTTCTGCGAACCACTCCGGTGGCTCAACACCTTTGATGGGCGTAAAAACAGGTTCATCTTTGTTCAGGGCTCGCTTGCCGGGGTTTCCGGCCAGCGCCTTGCGCGCCGTTGGCTTGGGGCGACGCCCGGAACGCCCCGCCGTTCCAGCCATATGCGGCACTCCTGGTTAAATTTCATTTTTCGCGGGTATAAAAAAACGACGGGGCGGGCAGTCCGGAAGACGTCAGGTCACAGGGATTTGACCCGCCCCTCCCCTCTGGCAGTGGGAACTGGTTCTTACTTCAACCGTTCACGGGCCGTCTTCGCCTTATGACACGGCCAGCACAGGCTCTGCAGATTGCTGTCGGCATCAGTGCCGCCATGCGCTTTAGGGATGATGTGGTCAACGGTTTTCGCCTCACGTACCACACCACCACGCAGACATAACTGACACAGTCCTTTGTCACGCTTGAGCACACGTTCACGGATAACATCCCATTTCGAACCATAACCGCGCTGGTGTCTGGACTGGCCCGGCTTGTATTGCTTCCAGCCTTCACTTTTGTGGCTTTCGCAATAGCCTGACGGGTCAGTTGTGGTATGGCGGCAGCCGCGAACACGGCAGGCTTTTGGGGTTCGTGGTGGCATGCTGGCTCCAATAAAAAGCCCCGCGACGCGAGGCTTAGACAGAAAAAACACCGGATAAGATCTGGTCATTCTTCCTTTTTAATAATGACTTCTCGAGGGCGCAATTGTTGGATAGCACGACAAATACAATATGGAATAACTGCCCATGCTACTCCCATTGCTGCACCTGCAGCCTGTTGTGGAGCACTCTGAGCACCGAAAACCCCGAGGATTCCTTCAATAAATCCAATAGCACTACACAAAAGACTGATGACCCAGAGAATTTTCATAAACCCAAACTCCTTTTAAATAAACACATTACTAGGATAATTCTCATAAAATGTTAGTAAAGTATTTTCAGGAAAATAGCGTATCACTGCCTATTTTTGACACTGATGCTGGGATAATTATTCCGATCGCTGGAGTTGCTCATGATGATACAGAGCGAGAATCAGGTCATAAGACCCTTGCCTGTCTTTGTAACCAGTTTTATCAACCAATTCAGCTTTACTGATTCCGGGTAAATCAAGAATCAGATTCGCAACTTCAATTGCCCTTTGGTACAACTTACCGCCTTTTTTCTCCCCATGCAGTGGTTTTACATTCTTCAGGTAACCGCTATCCGCCAGGGCGAGAAATGTTGCCCTTGGGCATATCTTCTTTCTTGACGATTCGCTTTCTGTAACCTCTGCGATAGCTGCATCCCATGCATCACGAGGAGTCATTGAGCTATCAGCCACCAAATGATAAGCGATTAAAGCAACGTGAGCGTATTGAGACATAATGCATCCATATACAAAAATCTTATGATAAGACTTTTCTAATATGAACACTGTGATCTCACATATTCTTGCAGGCCATTCAATTGGTTAGTTATGGTTTCGATGCGCTCTCTGAGAACGAAATAATCCCGTTGAGCGGTGTCAGTAAGTCTGGGGCTGGAAGCATCATCCACGCCGGAGGCGGCGGTGGTTTTATGCTTGTCCGGACAGACTGCTTTGACGTGCAGCCACTTACGACCAGCAGAAACATCAGCACGAAGACTTTCGATAGTCGCGTTAGCATCAGCAAGCTCCTTTGTGTATCTGGCGTCGAGTTCAGCTACATCATGTTGACGCTTCTGCATGTCAGCGATGATGGATGTGGCTTTGTCGCGCTGTTCTTTGTAGGTCATGGCGTTATCACGGTAATGATTAACAGCCCATGACAGGCAGACGATGATGCTGATAACCAGAGCGGAGATAATCGCGGTTACTCTACTCATTGTTGCCCCCACAAACAGACTTCACGCTCAATCTCACGGCGAGTCATCAGCCCTTTCCATTGCTTACCGCCAGCGTATGTCCAGCGCCGTAGCTGATCACATGCGCCTTTGATATCGCCCTGGTTTATTTTGCGAAGAAGTGTCGATGTTCTGAAATTTCCAGCACCAACGTTGTAAACGAACGAGTAAAGAGCGCCGCGCGTTGTTTCCGGTATATCGACTTTGATGTACGGGTTAATTTGTCTGGCGACAGTGGCAAGGTCTTTATTCAGGAGGGCTTTGCATTCTGCTTCGGTATACGTTTTACCGAGCATAATGTCTTTTCCGGTATGCCCGTAACATACAGTCCATACACCAACGATATCTTTATATGGTATGTAGCTGACGCCTTCCAGACCATCGTTACCACTTGGGCCAGTGATTAACACAGATGCTATAGCAATAGCCCCGCCACCAATAGCCGCAGCAACGGCTTTTCGTAATGATGGAGGCATTATTCACCTCTCGCAGCCTTGCGCTTATCTTCTTTAATCTTGAAATAAAGGTTTGTCAGGTACGTCAGCAGGCCAAATACCAGGCTACCCAGCACACCTATTGCTGCCCACTGTGAGGGCGTGACTTTATCGAGCAGCTGTAAAAACCAGTAGCCAGCACTGCCTGCGGAGGTGCCGTAGGCAATGCCCGTTGTTAACTTATCCATAGATTTCATAGCCTCACCTCCGCAAATAACGGATGGTGTACACGGTTCGGAACGAAGAGGAAAGGTATAGAAGTTACATTAGCGTAAGGCTTGAACATCTATTCAAAAAGAAAAACGCCAGCGATTATTCTGGCGTAGCTGAAAGCATCATACAATTATCAAATACGAAAATTACAAAATCATTAAAACGCATCACGTTACATCATGTCTTTTTCTAAAAAAAATCTTGATGAATATTGATGGGGAGGAACACCAAAATATCTTCTGAAAACACTCACAAAATATGACGTGTTTTCATAACCGCATATCTCAGCAACTTTTCCAACAGAATATAAATTGTAGCTTAATAACCTTTCCGCCATCACCATTCGCTCTTCAAGAATTAACTTACTAAATGATAAGCCTTCGTGCTTTAATTTTCTTTTTAACAGACTTTCACTCAGATACAGTCTTGAAGATATATCACAAAGTCTCCATGCTGCAGATATATCCGTGTGAATAATAGCCTTAACTTTACTTCCTAAACTATTAAGACATCCAAATAAAAAACTTTGCACTATTTTCTCTGAAGATAAGATAGCAAGACATGCAAGTGATATTTGATTTCTAACAAAATCCACAGTTCTGCCATCACAATTCAAGCATGCAATCAAGTTCTTTAACAATGAAAAATCTTCACATTCCACCATCAAGTATGCCGGATAAAACCTTCTTACAGAAAAAGGTGAGAGTGTGTTGCTTTTAAAGAAATCATTAACTGTTTTCTCTTCAACATCTACGATCATTACATGATCTATATTTGATGAAAAAAAATCTTTTAAATTGTAATCAATGAGAACAGCACTTCCTTTTTTAAACAAAATATCTTCTTTACCAATTCGGACATCAAACGAGTTCAACACCAAAATGATAGAACATATGTATGGCATATTATCCACCTGATATCATTGGGGTTACACCAGGTAAGTATAGGTGGAAAATCAATATTCGCAAGTTCAACAATAAGGAAAATTTCATTGCATCACAAGTATAAAATTATGTATTTAACTCACAAAGACAAATTATTAAACCAATCTGTTATATTATATATAGCTGCGTGGAATCATAATATTATATATTTTGACTGGCATGTTTACCAACTTTAAGTTGCATCTCAATTGTTTCTTCAGCGTAAACAGAGTTTTTATACAAACTGACACTCTGGGTATCATAGTGTAGTTTTTACGATTGTAAATATCCTGCATGCAGGAACTCATCCTTTTGGATGATATCGCATACAATTAATTTACCATCAGTCTTAGAGCCAGTTCGTCCGGATAGGGATCGAAGTAATTCTGTGTAAGCAAGTAATCATTAGGATACTCACCCAGATAATGCTTCAGCAGAGTCAACGGCGCAAGAAGAGGTAATGTGCCAGAACGATAGTTAAGTATAACCTCGCTCAACTCTTTACGCTGGCGTGTACTTAAGTAGTTACTAAAATACCCCTGTATATGCATCAGCACATTCGTGTGATTTTTACGTGATGCAGGTTTTCTGAGAATCGCCATCAGCTTATCACGATACACCTCAAAGTATGATTCAAGGTCCGCCCACTCGTGTATTGCAGCCACAAATGGTCCCATATCTTTATAGCCTGCCTGACTATGCGCCAACAACTGAAGCTTATAACGACTATGAAAAGCTAATAACTCTCTTCTTGATAATTTCTCCTTGTAAAGGTGATTGAGCTCATGCAAAGCAAAAACTCTTTCAACAAAATTCTCACGAAGCACTGGATCATGTAATCGCCCATCCTCTTCAACCGGTAGCCAGGAAAACTTTTCCATCAAAGTACTCGTAAATAGTCCCACTCCATCTTTACGACCTCGATTACCATTTTCATCATAGACACGCACGCGCTCCATGCCACAGCTGGGAGATTTAGCACAAACCACAAACCCCGATACATCCTTTAATTTGTCCATATAAGAACGACTAAACTCTGTCATTCTCTCTGTCACATCCTCATTCTGGTCGTGGCTGAAACACATCCGTATATTTCCTTGCGTCGAGCGCACAAGACGTAGAGCAGGACGCGGAACTGGCAGCCCTATAGCCATTTCCGGACATACTGGTCTGAATGTTACCCATTCCACTAATTTGTCCATTAAAAAGTCAGCTCTTTTGTGACCACCATCAAAACGAACAGCAGAACCGGCCAAACAACCGCTGATTCCAATCACAGGTTTTTTTATCATATTCTCCCCCTTGACTAATTCATTAACACATAAACTGTGTAGTGCACGGAATAAATTGCCTTTCTGGCGTCATCACTGACAATTTTTCTGTTATGGACTATTCCTAATATAGTATGAAAGTTCTTTAAGTGATCGGTCGTAATCATCTATCTTTCATACTTACTCTCAACTATCAAAAGTACAGGATTTATTATGAAGTTATGGCCTGTGTTGACTGGCATTGCACTCTCTTTCACTCTTATAGCATGTAAGGCCCCGACACCACCTAAAGGTGTGCAGCCGATTACAAATTTTGACGCCAACCGCTACCTCGGAAAATGGTATGAAATAGCTCGCCTCGAGAACCGGTTCGAACGTGATCTGGAACAGGTCAGCGCTACTTATGGAAAACGGAACGACGGAGGGATTCGTGTACTTAACCGTGGATACGATCCAACGAAAAATAAATGGAGCGAGAGCGAAGGTAAAGCATACTTTACTGGAGATACTAAAACTGCAGCATTGAAGGTTTCGTTTTTTGGCCCCTTCTATGGTGGCTATAATGTAATCAAACTGGATGATGAGTATAAGTATGCTCTTGTCAGTGGTCCGAACAGAGAATACCTATGGATTCTGGCAAGGACCCCAACTATTCCAGATAAAGTAAAAGCAGACTATGTGCGAACCGCTCAAAAGTTGGGATTCAATGTCAATGAATTATTATGGGTTAAACAATAAAATCCCTACCCGAAATAATACTTATTAGAAAAAAACCAGCCTTTGGGGAGGCTGGCTAAATCAGGAAACAAGCTGTTATATGGTAATAACTACGTTGCGATTCCAACATTTAAAATGTTAGACTAATGACAATCAGACAGCAACTTTTCCTTTAATTATTTCGAACAATCAGCATCCATCTCCAATCGGAGATCCAACACCATCAGCATACCCTCCACTACGCCCTCAGCTTTCTGGAGCATCCTGCCAACCCAACAATCAGATCGCCCATGCTTACGTGCAAGCGCCATAAAAGTCATGCCGCCGACATAATAGTCCACCAATAAATCATGCAAATCGCTGTTGTTCTTTTTCAGACGGGCCATGCACCCGCAAATGATCATCGCGTCATCGTCACAACATTGTGGGCGAGATTTTACTTTTGAAGGAATTAATCCCTTAAAACCGGCGGCAATGGACGACCAGGTCACATCTTCATGATTATTAGCCGCCCACGCTCCCCAACGCTCAAGAACCATCTGAATATCACGCATCAACTTTCTCCACAAAATCAGGCCAGCACGCCAGTTGCCAGCGCACGATCGATAAAACGAAATATCAACTCCAGCTGGGAGCCATACTTCTCTTCAAATGCCGCGGTATCCGCATGCAGCTCGTCGTGATGCTTTCTGCACAAAGGCAATACAAAGAGGTCATGCGCTTTTGTACCCATTCCGCCCTGACCGTGGCCTATCAGGTGGTGGGGATCATCAGCAGGCTTTCCACAACATGCACACGGCTGTGTCTTAACCCAGCGCGTGTACTTTTCGTTAACCCAGCGGCGACGTTTTGGGCGTAACATAAAAGACTCCGGCGACTCCGGATCCACTTTCAGCGCCAGCACCTTTTTCACTTTATCCTGGATGATGCTGGTGGCAGGAACCGAAGGAACAAGGTCACTTTCCCGGGTGACAGACGGCACAACAGGCTTCGGTAATCTCAGTGCCTTACGGGCTGCACTTTCCGGCAAGGCTCCCGCCAGGTCATTACGAACCAGCCACCAGCACAGTTCCGGCATTGTCACAACGTGACTGTCATCAAAACCGAGATCCCGACGCACAACAGACAACACCCAGCGGGCACAGTTATCCGTTGCCATTGATTCCAGCCGTTCCGTGAACTGATCGCGCAGCTGGTTATCGCAGTGCCAGCACAGACGGATTGCACCCGGCGCGTGTCGCATTGTGGTCATGTTCTCGCTGTGCCAGTCGGAATGAGGCCACTGGCAGCCTTTTTCACGAAGTAACCAGCTTTCAAGACATTCCACGCCACCAGCACGACGGATCACTGCCTCATTGCGGAACACGGCCCGAACGGCAGGATCATCCGCCAGCGGTTGTGATGCCGCCGGAACAGCACCACTGGCGAAAGATGAATAACGTTCCGGCTCAGGCTCCAGCAGGACACGCCCCTGCATAAACAGGGGCATCAGCTCTGAACCTGGTCTGAACAATACGATCCCCATACGCGGGGCAATTTCAGGGGTCAGTAGTGCTCTCACGGTCACCTCAATGAACGGTATCGAGCAGCTTTAACAGCTCAGGGAATCGGGATTCGAAGAAGTGCGGCTGCGTCTCGCGCGGATTTGCGGGACTGGTGATGTTCTTGCCGAACATGCAGCCTTTCGCTGTCAGCGACCAGAATTTTTTGATGTTGTTAATCGCGGTACGGCTGTATCGTTCGCGCTGCTCGACGATCCCCAGTTTCACCATCTGGTGATATGCCTGATTAGCTGTTAGGCGGATACCATACTGCTTCAGCAGTGCACTCAGTGACAGCGTGGGGCGGCTTGAGCCATCAGGCGCGTCAGCAGGAGCATCAATGGCATAGCGCGGTGCCAGATTCGGTAAGCCAACAGCCTCCTGGAGTTTCTGACAGGCACCAAGCACTGAAGAGTTAGACAGGTTTAACTCCCGGCGCATAAAGTCCAGCAGGATCACGCCAGCCTGCATCTTGTCAGCAGCCTGTCCGGATAATTTTTCCGGTGCGCTGGTTACCATATCGAAAGTACGGATCACCTTCAGATGGAATGACGGGCTGATCCACATTGCATAGGCATACACCAGTTCCTTGCAGACATACGTTCCCCGTTCATTTCCCCCATGAATCACACTCACCGGGTCAACACCCAAATTCTGGGTGTTGGTCAATTCATGAACAAGCTCAACAGTTTGTTGGCTGGAAAGAAACTTTCCCGGCTCCTTGGTTCTGGCATTTGCACCAGATGCTACTGCTGCGCGATGCAGATCGTTCAGGCTGTAACGCCCATAAGCATCACGACGAACTTCAATACCATCAATGACCATCAGATTATTCATACTTCGTTTCTCCTCTTAATCAGGCGGCTGCACCCGCCGTTTTCTCGTACTTACTGATAGTGATCTCGACCTTCCCTTCCGGGATAACCGGTCCCCACTCCACCAGCATTCTTTTCACCTGACTGTCGTCTTCCCACACACCAGCGTGAGTCAGGGCGTCAAACAGCGCCTTGTTATAGTTGTCCAGATCGCGGATCCGGTTATCCGGAGGAAACAACACGATCTCCACTGAAGCAGGTGCCGACGTTGGTTTCGGCAGACGACGTAACTGCTCAACTATTGCTGCGCACGCCGCGCTCTGGAATTTTCGCCCCGCCGCGCTTATCAGGCTCTTACCAGCAAACGCCCCTTTGTTGGGGTGTCGCCAGTACGTGTTCACGCTGGGCGGAAAAGGCAGGATCAGCTTCATACTTTCAGGTCCCTCTCATGTAACCAGTGGGTTGCACGCAGCCTTGCGTTTTCCTCACCGGCAAGCAGTGCGCGGATAATCCCGACCGCCTCGCTGTCGTCGTCCTTCACCGCGGTATGAAGCGTTATCCCCCGGGCCACGCCACGCTTTATCGTGATGACGCCTTTTTTCTCCAGTGCGCGAAGATGCTCCACCGCTGCATTCACCGAACGGTATCCCAGCATGGTTGCCACCTCCTGATTGGTTGGCGGGAAGCCACGTTCTTTCTGATAAGAAATCAGCATATCCAGCACCTGCTGCTGGCATTGAGTTAACGTCGTCATGCCGCCATCTCCCTGACCAGTTTTTCCGCCTGCTGGCGAACCTGCGCCAGAAACGCCTCACCACATGCCTCAAGTTCATCGCGCCCGATGTAGCTGATTGCCGGTCCCTTCCAGGTCTTGTCAAAAACAGCAATAGCACCAGCGAAAAAAGCTCCTGTCGGTACCTGCTTCTCGTCTTTCGGGATAAACCAGACAGGCAGTTCAAAACCAATACGCCCGCGAATAAAAGCAATATGATCTGCATCTTCCGGCCACCACACTTCGCTGGTGGCAGCTTTGATCAGGAAAACATAGCGCCCGCCCTTATCACGCATGGCACTGGCATGTTTCATGATGTAACGCATGCCGGTGATGTATTGCCCCTCATGCTGACTGGCGCGGCTGTATGGGGGATTACCAAAGGCAGCACCTTTAAGCTCCGCAAGACGTTCTGACCAGTCATGCGCCAGCGCGTTGTCTTCCGCCGTGTAATACGCGGCACATTTGGCGTTATCACCGTCAGTGAACAGATCCAGAACAAACGGGCCAAACAGGGTGTTAATTCCCCAGAAAATGTTGTCCGGCGTGCGCCACTGATCGCCCACTTCCTTCAGTTCATGGGCTGGTTTGTTCCGCAGTTCCACCAGCGCCTGGCAATATTTATTACTCATTAAGCCCCCACGTAATTCCCTGACAGATACCACTCTTCACCCGATGCAGCGCGCTTGCTGCTTTTCCGTAAGCACCGCTCACGACGCGCCAGAAAATTGTTTCGTTCTGGCTGGGAGTGGCTTTCACGGAATGCCGCCATCCACACCGTTGCAGCACGACGGTATAAGCCCCTGGACTCCAGTTCTTCCGCCTGGCGGGTCAGGCACAAAATCACACGGGGATCGTTAGTGCCGACATAGAAATTGCGCACAGGTCTGGTTTCACGAACTGGTTGTGGTTCCGGTTCCTGCGCTCTCTCAGTCAGGCGCGGGAAATGTCTGCGTGTATCTCCTTCACAACGGTGAGCCACACGCCCACTCTGACGTAACTTGCTTGCTGACTGCAGAACGCGCTGCCGTGAGTAACCGGCAAAAGCATCCGCAATATCTCCGGAAGTACAGCCCGGATGGGCTTCAATGTATTTCTGAACTTCATTCAAAAGACTCATGATCACCCCCTGAATCCTGCCGGGATCTGGCTGTAGTCCACGTTGTCGTAACTGGCTTTGAAGTACGGGTCTTCGCGTTTTTCTGTGTACGTGCTGACGGACGGCGATAAGCGCAGGGAAAGCTCATCCCATTTTTCCCGCAGCTTCGACGGGCTGAGCACGTTACGGCACCAGAACGGATCGCGGCTGACGCGGCTGTACATCTCGCAGATTTGTTTGTGAGTACGACCATCCTGCACACACATCAGGCGAATTTCGTTTGCCCAGGCTGTCCAGTTCGGTTCTTTGGGACGAACCACCTCGCCGTCACATTCGGCGGCCTGCTCGTACAGGGCGATGATTTTTTTCCAGAGCCACTGTGCGCAGGTCAAATCATCCTGCGTTCCCCACTGGCGCTTTTTAGGGCTGAATACAACCGCATCAGGATGGCGAGTTAAAAACTCCTGTTCAGCCGTCTGCGTGTCCGGTTGCGAAGCGTCCGGACGAGAAGTTTTTTTATCTGACGGATCATGTTTTGATTTTACTGACGGATCCCCGCCAGATTCTGACGGGTGAAAACCCGCTTTTTTGCCAGATTTCGACGCATCAAATTTTGACGGGTCAGATTTTGATGCGTCAGATTTTGACGGGTCAGAATCTGACAGTTGAGAAAATGCCGCTGCCTGAAGCTTCGCAACGTTAAGCTGATAAACATTCGACGCATTGCGGTTACCCTGGCGACGCGCCTTACGCGTTAACCAGCCTTCTGCTTCCAGCCGTGCGATAGCCGTTCTGACGGTACTCATCCCCGCGCCAATCTGACGGGCAATGGTTTCAATTGATGGCCAGCACACACCTTCGTCATTACTGAAATCAGCCAGGCGGGCCATAATTGCCACGCTGGATAATTTCATGCCTGACGCAGCGCAACCATCCCATACATAGCCGGTTAATTTAGTGCTCATGACCGACCTCTATTTCCCTGAATTTACAACGAAACTGTTCGAGCGGGCTGAAGCACTCATGCTCATAGCCTTCACGGAGGTAGATAACCCGTTGTGTTTCCGGCTCCCAACGAATGACTCTGACGGGCACTCCGTAGTGATCTTTGAACCAGCGGTTAACTTGTCGCAAAGGACTGTCTCCTTCTGCCGGTTGAAATCACCCACAGCCCACTCTGCAAAGCTGTGGGTTACAATTTCCCTGTCACCTAGTACATTTACTGCATAGCAATACTCCACCTTCGCTTTTCCACCCGGTACAGGAAGCGCAATCAGTTGCGAGCGACGGTAGTGTGTTGTTAAACTGTTCATGCGTTAGTTTCTCCACAGTCACGACACGCCACGGCGCCCGGAGCTGCACACTCGCGGGCGTCACTACTTTCTGAAACGCAAAAGATTTTGTAGACCAGTGCTGCATGCTCCTGCAGCTTCGAAATTGAGAGGTACAGCTCATCGTTAATTGCTGTCTTCTCATGCGGTTCCACTACACCGTCTTCAATTGCTGAACGAATCTGTTTTGAATAACTGCCGATCTGTTCAATGACTTCCAGCAGGCGTTGGTTGATATCGGCGTTGTCCACATCCTCGACGTCAGGAAGAGACACAAAGACGCCATTTGCAGACTGCGCCACAGCATCAGCAATGAAGTGAGTGCCACCAGCACGCTGTAAAACCATTGCCCATCCCAGCGGGAAAATCTGATCGCCATCTGCACGAAGGCGGTTGAATAAAGCGTTTTCTGTTACATCGAGCCAGTCAGCCGCTTCAGCGTAACCACCCGGCAACGCCGCGATAGTTTTTCTGACAGCTTTCACGTACCACTCAGGCTGTTTTTCTATTTTCCAGTGATGCTTACCCACGGTTAGCCTCATCGTTCTGTGGTTAAAAATTGAAAGTGTTCTGCTAATCTTTCGGATAGATATCCGGTCTTAAGTCAGATTTCGTAATTGCACCTGACGTGCATTGCTCAAGTTTTTTAGCCAGCACAAAACTGGCTTTTTTATAGCCATTGAAAACCAGCCGTAAGTAGCCAGGTGTTGAGCCAACTTTTCCGGCCAACTCGCCCTGCTGTTCTTTGGTTAAAGAGTCCCAATACGCTTTCATACAATATGTACCTCCGGTGTACATATTACATGATTGAAATGAACCTTCAAGATACTTGTACCTTAACGGTACAAGGGTTTTAATTTCGTTATGAAAACAATCCATGACATCCGGCGGTCTAACGCCAGAAAACTGAGAGATGGTGTTGGCGGGAATTCTTCCTTTGCCACTATGATTGATCGCGAGCCAACCCAGACCAGCAGGTTTATGGGAGATGGTGCTACTAAAAATATCGGTGACAGCATGGCACGACACATCGAAAAATGTTTCGACCTGCCTGTCGGATGGCTCGATCAAGAACACCAGACAACGAACATCACAAAAAAACCTGATGTTTCAATCACTAATAAACAAATCACATTAGTCCCTGTCATATCATGGGTACAGGCCGGAGCATGGAAAGAAGTTGGATATTCTGAGGTTGATTTGAGCACAGCAGAAACGTATCCCTGCCCTGTACCCTGTGGGGAAATGACTTATATCTTGCGGGTGATAGGTGATTCAATGATTGATGAGTACCGCCCGGGAGACATGATTTTTGTCGATCCTGAAGTACCTGCCTGCCACGGTGACGACGTTATTGCATTGATGCACGATACAGGCGAAACCACCTTCAAAAGGTTGATAGAAGATGGGACACAGCGTTATCTCAAAGCGTTAAACCCAAACTGGCCTGAGCCTTACATTAAGATCAACGGTAATTGCTCTATAATTGGTACAGTGATTTTCTCAGGAAAACCAAGAAGATACAAAATCAAAGCCTAATCAATGTTTATGAACCTGCTTCGGCAGGTTTTTTTATACTTGACAATGTACCTTTGAGATACATAATGTACCCAAGCGAAACAACGAACAGGCAGGACGCCCACGAAGTAGCCGCCTGGGGCATATGAAGTCCAGGATGATTCGTTAGCAACAAAAAAGCGCCCTACAGGACGCTTAGCTCTTTAACAATCTGGTCCCCATCAACAAGTAACTGATAACTTGAGGAGATGTGAAATGCACAAAACAGAACCCAAAATCGTCGCGCCTGGCTACACAGATGAGGAAATTTATGAGTGGATGACAAAGAAGCTGGCAGCTATAAACCAGCTTCGTGAAGTGCTGTCTTATCGACAGGAAACAATAGACTCCTTAAAAAAACTGGATCAGGAAATCACGGTTTTATCACAGGATGTTACTTTAGATATTGTGCAGACAAATTAGGATCCCATTCATTTTCGTCAAAATCATCAAAGTGATGAATTTGTGATCTCCAGTCTCGATAATCTAAAAATTTCTGGGCGGTTACGCTTATTTTATCAAGTGTGAGTTCATCCTGAATTGAAAGAAGAAGTTCATCAAATTTCATCTCATTAATCTGTTTTGGCATCCAGTGATGCTTCATCAGAATAAGGTGAACCAGAGCCTTTTTCCCATTCAACTGATTATAGGGAGTGCCGAATTTCTTCCGGTGCTCATGTAAGACAAGGTCCAAAAGAGTAAGTAATGTTGCCCTTGATTCAACTTTGCTTATTTCGACTGATGACACTACCCCACTGATTTCAATGCCCCGATACTTTCCAACATTTTCACAGTGGGATTTGTACAGCGTATAGATATTACCGGACATTTCTTTTCCTTTTGCGTTGTTGGGGATAACCAGATTAACCGAATCCTTGTTGTTGGGGAATAACTAGGTCCACCTCGCCTGATGTGGCTAAAAGCAGGCACATAACAGCTAAGTATTTTCAACCAGAGAGAATCCTTAGCGTTGTGGTGAATGCGGCTCAGCGCACGCGGGTTAAGGTTGAGGCTGACAGTCGACCTTCTGTGGATACCCACCCGCCTGGTGTGCAACCTTCGCCAGGCACCGGGAGGCACCCGGCACCACAACTTTATGCTGTGTGTAGTCTTGGCGGTACCAGCTTGTACCCTTGCTTCCGGCTGGTACCGTCCTTTTTACAAAACAGAGAAGAGCATCACCGGACGACGGGCTCATAACCCAATCCATCCGGGCGGCAGTCACCGCAGGTGTTCTTCTCTGTTTTGTGGAGAAACTAACCGACCTTGCAGGGTCGATATGATGAGGAGCAGCAAAATGGCTAGCGAACGCAGTACTGATGTGCAGGCATTTATCGGGGAGCTGGACGGCGGCGTATTTGAAACCAAAATCGGCGCAGTTCTCAGTGAAGTCGCTTCCGGTGTGATGAACACGAAAACCAAAGGTAAGGTCTCGCTCAACCTGGAAATCGAACCGTTTGATGAGAACCGAGTGAAAATCAAACACAAACTCTCATATGTTCGCCCGACTAACCGCGGGAAAATTTCCGAAGAAGACACCACCGAAACGCCGATGTATGTCAATCGCGGTGGTCGCCTGACTATTCTGCAGGAAGACCAGGGACAGTTACTGACTCTTGCCGGTGAACCTGACGGAAAACTCCGCGCAGCAGGTCGTTAATATCGTTTTTAATTAACTGATTATTTATCTCATCACTGAATATCTTTATATAGTGAGGACTTATTATGTCTCAGAACTTAGACGCAACCGCAATTAATCAAATCCATGCCCTTATTTCTGCTCAGGGTGTTAATGAAATTATCAGTAAGATTGGTGCCGATGCTGTGGCATTGCCTGAGAATTTCCGCATTCATGATCTGGAAAAATTTAATTTAAATCGCTTCCGTTTCCGTGGTGCGTTTTCCACTGCCAGCATCGATGACTTTACCCGTTATTCTAAAGATCTTGCAGATGAAGGCACCCGCTGCTTTATCGATGCTGATAATATGCGTGCCGTCAGTGTGCTTAACCTGGGTACTATTGATGAACCAGGTCACGCAGATAACACCGCCACACTCAAACTGAAAAAGACAGCACCGTTCTCTGCTCTGTTGTCTGTTAACGGCGAGCGTAACTCCCAGAAGTCACTGGCAGAATGGATTGAAGACTGGGCCGACTATCTTGTGGGCTTTGATGCTAATGGTGACGCTATTCAGGCAACAAAAGCGGCTGCGGCTGTCCGTAAAATCACGATTGAAGCAAACCAGACCGCTGATTTTGAAGATAATGACTTCAGCGGCAAACGCTCCCTGATGGAGTCTGTCGAAGCGAAGACCAAAGACATTATGCCAGTGGCATTTGAATTTAAATGCGTTCCGTTTGAAGGTCTGAAAGAACGTCCGTTTAAATTACGCCTCAGTATTATCACTGGCGATCGTCCTGTACTGGTTCTGCGCATTATTCAGCTGGAGGCGGTGCAGGAAGAAATGGCTAACGAATTTCGTGATCTGCTTGTTGAGAAATTCAAGGACAGCAAAGTAGAAACCTTTATTGGTACTTTCACCGCCTGATTTCATTACTGCAAATGCCCCTGCGGGGGCATTTATGGAAACGTAATTTACTCAATAATCGCCGGATGGTGAGGGATTCTTTTTACCAGAATTCAGCGCGGTGCAGCGCATATACGTGGAGAACAAAATGTCATTTATTAAAACTTTTTCCGGGAAGCATTTTTATTATGACAGGATAAATAAAGACGACATCGATATTAACGATATCGCGGTTTCCCTTTCAAATATCTGTCGCTTTGCCGGCCATCTTTCGCACTTCTACAGCGTCGCCCAACATGCGGTTCTTTGCAGCCAGCTGGTGCCGCAGGAATTTGCTTTTGAAGCGTTAATGCATGATGCAACAGAAGCGTATTGCCAGGACATTCCCGCACCACTGAAACGCCTTCTTCCTGACTATAAACAAATGGAAGAAAAAATAGACGCCGTAATCCGTGAGAAATACGGGTTACCCCCAGTTATGAGTACGCCCGTGAAATATGCCGATCTCATCATGCTGGCAACCGAACGCCGCGATCTCGGGCTTGATGATGGCTCTTTCTGGCCTGTACTGGAAGGTATCCCGGCAACAGAGATGTTCAACGTGATTCCACTGGCTCCGGGCCATGCCTACGGGATGTTTATGGAACGCTTTAACGAGTTATCGGAGTTACGCAAATGCGCATGAATGTTTTCGAAATGGAAGGGTTTCTTCGTGGGAGATGTGTACCGCGAGATCTGAAAGTAAATGAAACAGATGCTGAATACGTAGTGCGTAAATTCGATGCGCTTGAAGCTAAATGTGCAGCACAGGAAAACAAAGTAATACCAGTGTCAACTGAACTGCCACCAGCAAATGAAAGT